GATTCAGAGGCAGTTAAGTTTTGTGGTGCAGATAATCTTTTAGTAATTAAGGTAAAGTTTTTTGTTGGTAATGCTGTGCCATCTTCTACAAAATCGTATTTACCACTGTTATGTGATGCTGCTGTAATACTGAATGTAAGATTTTCCTGCTCCTGTACATTTACAATTCTCCATGTTGTAGGTTCAAGTGTTGTATTTTCTATAACCCATACACTATTTGCCTGTGGGACGGATGAAAAGGCAGATGAAACAGTAACAGTAGCACCTGATATACCGCTAATCTCTTTTGTCTCAAGCGTTCCATCAGATAAAATCACTGATAGTTTTGCAGTATTGGAAGTAACAAGATCAGTGGATGCTGTATCATCAACTTCTATCTGAGTTGTACTGATACCTGTTTTTATTCTCCCTCCTCTTCTCACTCCCTGTTTCATTTCATCAGCTATAGTTATTACTTGATTTGGTCTTACTAAGACCCCTGCTTCAGCAGTAATACTAAAATTAACTATTTCAGAAGAATTATTTTGGTTAAACAATAACCATTTCGCCATTCTTGAAGCCTGTCCTCTTGATGTTGTGGCAAAGCTTTTTATAGTCTGTGTTTTTATTCCATACCTTGACTGTGCTGTTGTGTCATCTACTGTTTCATAGTCAATAGCAGTTGTTGTCATATCAAAGAAGCCTACATTTATCTTTGTAAACTTAGACTTCTGACTTTGATTACTATATGAAAAACCACCTTCAGTCACGTTAGAAATATTAAAGGTGTAGACAGGATCAGATGGTCTATCCTGTGAGATCGTTATACTACCAGCTTCATAAAAAGCCTGCACTCTCATAACAGAACAAAGATCCTGTATAAGTTCAAATGCTTCCTTCTGATTATTAATATTCACATTGCAACTAAATCTAGCTTCAGTTGTACCTGTCCCAGAACCATCATCTATCTGTGCTGAATTATATTCAGATGCAGAATAGAAAGCAAACTTATCTATTGCTGTTTCTGGTATAGACGCCCCGAAGCGGGTGTTCGTAAGAACATCATATAAAACCCAAGCTGGATCGTTTGTCCACTCCTTATCTGTTTTTAACGTGCCATTAAAACTACCACTAAAAGATAAGCTACCATCAGATCTAACAGTTGCATTGTGTGGAATTTTTACCTTTATTCCTCTTATGCGATAAGTTCTGGTGGGAATTGATCTAAATGATTCTGCATTAAAACGTAAACCAACGTGTGCAATGTCAGGATAAGCTCTTTGTTCTGCTGTTATCTCTGTAAAAGATGACCAACTAAATTTATTCTGTAAATTAGTATCAGTAGAATCATTAGTAACTCTAGTGACAGTGGCAGTTATTGGATAGCTGAGATTTGATAAACCTTTAATAATATAATCTCTAAAATATTGTGTATTTGTTTTACCAATAACAGCTCCTTTTGTTCCTTTGATAACTCTATGTTCTGTACCATTATTCTCTGTAATTTTTATAGATAAATTGACCTGTGTACCATTTGTAGATCCATCAGATGTGTTAAATTCCTGTAAAGAAGGAAATACAATAGTAATTCTTAATTTATCTATCTGATTTGAAATTGACCTTGATACTGGAGTTGCTTTTGTTACTTCAATACCTACAGCAGTTTCAGATTCAATTTCATTAATAGTATTTAATGCGGTCTGACTAGACGTTCCAAATCTAGGTTCAAAACTTATATCTTCTCTTGTAAAGTTAAAATCACCCTCCGTAAGATTATTTATATCTGCTGATTTCTTTAAAACTTGCGTCCCATTTAGAAAAACATCTTTTAATGCTGCAATATTATATTTATCAGTTCCCTGCGTAAGACCTGCTTCTAATGGTGAATGAAAACCAGCTATTTCTCCTTCTGATAAAACATCTATAAGATCATTGGATTGCTTACTGGATAATATTGAATCTGTAGTAGTTTGTATGCCATCAACATCACCTGCTGTTATGTTTACACTGTTTTGCTTTGTAAAAGTAGCATTACCTGATGTGGAGACAGAAGTGCTACTTGCAACTTTAAATTCTGTTGAAGAAGTGACAGAAGTGACAGTTACATTCTCTGTTGTACCAGAACCAGAGGTTACGTTTAAATCAACAACATCACCTACAGTTAATGTTTCTGTGCCATTATGAGTAACAGTGATTGTGTTTGCTGATTGAGAATACGTTCCAGTTTTAGGTACATCTTCAAAATAAAAACTTACTATTTCATTAGG